TAGATATTTCGTATATTCGTATTATAAATCTATCGTCTCACAATGTAGATTTAACAAAGAAATTCATTGCCCTTGTCGGGATGAAGCAGAAGTGAGACGCTGCGGATTCCTAACAAGGGTTTTTTTATGCTTAAAATTATGAGAGAAATTAAATTCAGAGCTTGGGATGGACAATTTAAAAACATGTATTATGGTTCTTTATCTCAAGACAGGTGGTATTCATTAACAGGTTTTTTAGATGTTTCATCTGGAGGTCTTGAAGGATTAGAGGTAATGCAGTTCACCGGATTAAAAGACAAAAACGGGACTGAAATTTACGAGGGGGATATATTAAGAATCCCCGCTGTGGACGATTGGGAAAATATAAATTTCAATTGCTTTGAGGTTTTTTTTCATGACGGGGATGCTAACATCGATTATAATATAGGGTACAGCATTAGTAGAATGCACTGTATTGGCTCGGTATGCGGGGGCTACACACCTTCATTCAAGCCCAAAACTGTGTCAAAAATGATTGTCATCGGCAACATCCACCAAAACCATGAACTTTTAAAATAAAACTATAGTTATGACTTATAAACATCTTACAATTGAAGAAGCTACAGCTTTTTTCAGTGAATTTTACAGGGGACAACACCATATTCCTGGTAAAATTCATCCGTTCGGAAATGGATTTCAGGTTAAACATCCGTATGGTGGTTTTTCTACATTTGACGGAAACGATCTAACTAGATTGGTTTTGTTGGCACATCACTACTGTATTAGAGCGACCGTATCCCCAATATCCTTTAGATATTTGGGTGTTGACATTTTTAAACGTCAAGGACGAGAAGGTAATATAAGCGTTCGTCATCCTGATATACAAACTGCCATATCCAATTTTACTCCATTAAATGAAAGCGAGGTCTGATAATGGCTAGACCTGAAAGAAATACCGTAGATTATTTCCCTTTTTACTGTGATGACGGAAAAAAAATGCATTACATAGAAGAAACTTATGGTAATGATGGTTTTGCTACGTTCGTTAAAATTCTTAAGGAACTGGCTAAGGCTGATTTTCATTACCTTGATTTGTCTAAAAATATGACACTTATGTTTTTAAGCGCAAAGTGTAAAGTCAGCAAGGAAATTCTTCTAAATATCATATCTGATCTTTCTGAATTGGGAAAGTTTAATGCCGAATTATGGAAAGAAAATCAGGTGATTTGGTGTCAGGATTTTGTAGACAGCATACAAGATGCTTACAAAAAAAGAAATAACGAATGTGTAACTTTTGATAGTTTACTTATACTTTTAGATAGTTTAGGGGTACGTAAACTATCTAAACTACCAAGTGAAGTACCCGTAAAACCACAAAGAAAAGAAAAGGAAATAAAAGAAGATAAAATAAAAGAAAAATGTAAGATAAGCTTCGAGGTAAATTCTTGTGATTTTGGAACCGGATTTAAAAACGTTTGGCTAGAATTAAACAGCTTGCCAATATGGGCTAAAAAGCCACAATCAGCAATTAACAAGTGTCTCAAGCAAGTAATGGCATACCCCGAAGATTACGCTATAATTCTTGCAGAAAAATCAATATCAGGGAACTATCAAGGAATAGTCTTCGGCAACACAGCCGAGGAATTTAAAAAATATTTAAACTCAAAAAATGGAACAACAACACAACTCCCAGGAATTAGGTCGAATAATAACTCAACAGGACGCAAAGATTTTGGCAAACTTTAAAGACTTAAAAGCAAATTATGACCATATAACTTTAGACCCGGAAGAAGAAGCGGAAATTATTGCGCTGGCTATTCACAAGGCTAAAGGAATTAAGGATGCGAGGCTAAAAGAGATTGCCTACTTACAAAAGTTAAATGAACCAAGGAAATATACCAAATTTAATTTTGACACGCTTAAATCGGCTATTTTGGCTAAATACCCTAAATACGTTATTGACAAAGACAATGAAGAAATATTTGAAATACTTTGCATGTATTTTTCGGGTGACCCAGCTTTTGAAATGCAAGGTGAAAATTTCTCACTTGAAAAAGGAATAATGCTATATGGTGCGGTAGGTTGCGGAAAAACTACGCTCATGAAAATGTTTGCAATTAATTCATTCCGACCTTTTGCGATTTCTCCATGTAGAGTTATTGCGGACGACTACGCAATTGACGGCGCAAGCTCCCTCTATAAATATTCAGAAATGAAAAAAGTGTTTCCGGAACAAAATTACGGAATAGCAGAAATAGGCAGATGTTTTGATGATTTGGGCACTGAAGACAACAAAACTAACTACGGCAATAAGGTTAATGTTATGCAGGATGTTTTCTATAAAATCTACGACAATGGATTGATTGGTAATTTTCATGTGACTACAAACATTATAGGTGATGAAATCGAACAACACTATGGGCAGAGAATAAGGAGTAGGACTAGAGAAATGTTCAATGTGCTTACATTCGATTCGTCGGCGAAAGATAGGCGTAGATAAAATTATTAACCATAAACCTTTTTAAAATGAAAATATTGACCGCTAGAAAAAAGCATACTTGCGTAATCTGTAATGGAGAAATAAAAATTGGAGAGCAATATGAGTCTTTCAAAACTAGACATCCGAGGTATGAGCAAATAGGCGATGAAGACGGAAAACAAATAGGTGTTCAATACGAGTCTTTAGCAACTCATTTAAAAGAGCTATTTTGCCACATGAATGAAGATTGTAAAGCTGGAAATCATAAATTCACTACATATCCTCCTTATTCAGATGAAAATCAATATCTCGAAGGAATAATTATGTGTGATCAATGTGGAGAGGAAAAGGTAATCTAAGTAACATCTTCGTTAACAAGCGATAAAACCGAAACGTAAATTGTAGATTTAAAATAAAAACCAAAAACATGAAAATCAGGGCTAAATTTAAAGGTAAAGATGGTAGCTTAGGCTATAGAGCCGGAAGAAATTATACGTTAAATTTCGGTCTTTCTGTTCCTTATAACTCTACAAAATCGTATATAGAAATTAGTGTTTTTAACAATAACGAGTGGGATAGAAACACTACTTGTAGATACTCATCACTTAAAAAGTTCCTTGAAAATTGGGACGTAATCTGAAATAAACTATGAAACTAGAAACACTTTTAGAAATTAAAGCCGAGAACGATAGGTTCGTTAAAAGGCTTGAAGATGCAATTGTTTGCGCTGAATCAGCAACTTATAGAACTTATGACCCCATAGGAGGTCGATCTGTCCATCAGACTTACGAATGTGCAAATTGTAATCAATCAGGCGCTCTAAAACGCTCAGCCCTCGACCTTAAACTAGTGCTAACCAAAATAACCTCACCGAAATAATGGAACACGATTTAAAAACAATTGAACCATATTTCACTGATGTGTTATGTGGTGACAAAACATTTGAAATTAGAAAGAACGATAGGGGTTTTAAACCTTTTGATGTTCTAATTTTGAAAGAATACAAAAGAGGTGAATTTACAGGTAGAGAGATTCGGAAAAAAATTGGGTATGTATTGGAAGATGCAGAGCAATTTGGTTTGAAAGATGGTTACGTAATTTTAGCTCTTCACGAAGATGAATAAAACAGCAGAAGAAATTTTAAGAAAAAGCAATCCATTTTCAGTTGAGGTTAGTGAATTTGAGAGTGACTACGTTGTTAGTTTTGACGATGCAATTCTTGCAATGAAAGAATACGCTTTACAGGTATCGACAGAAACAAGAAAGAAGTGTGCAAAGCGAGCGACTGTTAAACACGTTGGAACGGTGGCGATGGTTGACAAAGAATCAATTTTAGACGTAAGTATTATATTGTATTAGTTATGGGTAATGAGATTTGGAAAGATATAATCGGGTTTGAAGAAAGATATCAAGTTTCTAACTTAGGGAGAATAAAGTCAAAATCACACACTTGGATATCGGGCAATGGAAGGGTACAATCAAAGATGGACACTATTAAAGTTCAAGGGAAAAATAATTGTGGCTATAGTCAAATATCACTTAGAAAAAATGGAAAGGCACACGTATTTTCGGTACACAGAGTAGTTGCTTATCATTTCGTGAAAAACGAAAAAAAATATAAAACCGTAAATCACATTAACGGGGATAAATCAGATAATAGAGCTGAAAATTTAGAATGGTGTACCCAAAGTGAGAATGTAAAACACGCATATAGAATAGGGTTAAGCGCTAAGCCCAAAGGTATGTTAGGGAAGAAAGGTGTTGATTGTCTGAATTCTAAAAAAGTTATATGTTATTTTTCAGGTAAAATATTCCCGTCTGTAAATGACGCCGCAATTTCAATTGGTATGAATAAAGGAACTCTAATTGCCAAATTAATAGGTTCAAATAATAACACGACAACACTTAGATACCTCGATGATTTTCTTACAAAAACAAAGCCTAATCATTATCCTTGGAAAATAAGAAACAGAAAATGACACATGATATAATAAAAAAAAATATTTGAATATCGGCAGTTACAAAGGCAAAATCCCTACAAAGAAATGTAACTACATTGTTGCATTTTACTACCTGCATATTTCGTATCATTGTATTGAAACAAAAACAAAGAACTACAACGCCCCGACATTGGTTCGCTACCGATTCGGGGTTTTGTGGTAATTTCTCTGAAGATGGCAGTAGCGTTTAACGTGCGTGGTGACCGTAACAACGGGTCGGAAAGATTAGTGAAAGCGATGACCCGTTGATTTAAAAATTTGGAAGGAGCAGACCCTAGTGGGAAGGGGGAACGGATCGAGTAGTTTCAGTAGCCTACTAAGCTAACAAGTAAGCTCGATTATCGTTAAAAGGAGTCATGGGAGGGGTAGTGCCCGATGTATTGACACCTAACAAATTTAAAAATCATAAATCATGAAAAATAGAAAAGGCAAAATAAAAATACTTCGTAGTTTCCTTGACGGAACATCAGATTATGTTTTTGAAGTTTTTGGGTATCTGATACCTCGATTTATAGAAGACAATCCAGTGTATGATTATGTTGTTTATTATTGCATATGTCCTCACTTTAGAGAGTTGAATAACGACGAGGCTTTGCCTACTTATGACGCCATAATCACTAATGGATGTGTGTCTTTTAAAATCATACCGGATGAGCCTTAAGTGTGAAAAAATAAAATGCAAAAAATAGAAATTGAATTCGTCAACAATCCGTATTACTATTGCACTCGATTAGTCGCAATGTGTACCGGGTATACGCTTGACCAATTGCTGTCTGTACATGATCCCAAACAAGGAGGATGGAGAGGGAAAGATTTCATTAACCTTTTCAATGTGCTTGGATTCAACTGTAATCATCGGTTTATTAAGTTTGATCCAAAAACCGAGCATCCGTGCTTAATGAGATCGAAAATATTTAATGTGTCATCTTTTTGGGAAGTGTGTGTTTATTACAATGGGATATGCTACGTGCCTGGACATGGAAAGTACACATTAGATGAATATCAAGACACTTTTAAAGACCTTAAAATTACATCAATGCTCCAAGTTTGGATTTGATTTTAATTGGCTATCTTTGAATAAACAATTCTAAACATTTTGACTGATCAACAGAAACTATTTGCAGACAAGTACATATTGCTTAATAACGGCACTAAAGCAGCCGTAGCAGCGGGTTATTCTGAAAAGTCAGCCCGTTCACAAGCCAGTCAGTTATTAGCCTTAGAAGAGATAGAAGAGTATATTGAAAAGCAAAGAGCTAAAGCCATGTCTAAAACAGGCATTACTATTGAAAAAGTTCTGAATGAATACGCCCGTATTGCTTTTTTTGATATCAGGGAAATATATGCTCCTGATGGAGAAATGTATAATATACATCAATTCGATGACGATACTGCACACGCAATAGGTTCTATCGAAACCGCTGAACAATGGGAGAAAACAGAAGGTGGTAAATATGAAATCACAGGAACTATCAAGAAGGTAAAGCCACATGACAAGATTCGAGCTTTAGATTCAATCAGTAAGCATTTAGGAATCTTTGAAAAAGACAACCGTCAAAAAGATAAAGCTGCGACCGTAACAATATTCCAGCTTCCTGATAATGGAAGAAAATAGCAGAGGAACTGCCGTAGCCCACGATCACGTTAATATTATGGAATTAGCTATCTTTACGGATAGCTTTTTTTATGCAGGAAACAAATATAGAAATAATACGTCCTCAGGTTGGTTATCAGATGAATTTCGCAAGTAGTTCTGCTGATATAGCTATCGGGGGTGCGGCTGCTGGAGTTGGTAAAACTTTTTCTTTGCTTCTTGAACCCATACGTCACAAGGATGTCGACGGTTTTGGATCGGTTATATTTCGGAGAACAACACCACAAATAAGGAACGAGGGTGGTTTATGGGACACCTCAATGGGGCTATACCCATCCACAGGAGCAAAACCAAGACAATCAACTTTAGAGTGGGAGTTTAGTGATAAAAACAAGCTTAAGTTCGCCCACTTAGAGTATGAAAAAAACATTCACGACTGGCAAGGTTCGCAAATTCCACTGATCGGATTTGACGAGCTGACGCACTTTACCAAAAAGATGTTCTTTTACCTGCTTACCCGTAACAGATCGGTTTGCGGAGTTAATCCATATGTAAGAGCCACTTGCAATCCGGACCCTGATAGTTGGGTGGCAGATTTTATATCATGGTGGATAGATCAGGATACGGGGTTTGCTATACCGGAGCGTGACGGAGTATTAAGATACTTAATTGTTGATGGTGACAATTATATATGGGGCGACACCAAAGAAGAGGCGATTGAAAAAGGCTGGCACATGCTGGAAGAAGTTGTTAAACGTTCCGGAATTGATCCGAATGAGTTCGTGAAATCTGTTACTTTCATTTCAGGCAGCATTTATGACAACAAAGAGTTATTAAGAACAAATCCGGCATATTTAGGTAATTTACTTGCTCAGGATAAGGATACCCAGGCAGCATTGCTACACTCAAACTGGAAACATGTTTTATCTGATAACGATGTGTACGACTATCATGCCTTTATTGGTATGTTCAACAACCTGTTTGAGGTCAACAAAGAAGGTAAATTTATCACAGCCGACATCGCAATGAAAGGTTCTGATAAAATGATCGTTCTGGGATGGGAAGGTGACGAGTGTATTGACATAGACATTATCCCAAAATCAGACGGAAAGCTAGTTGTTACTACCATTGAAGACATGGCACGAAGAATTGGTGCTCAAAACAAAGATATAGCCTATGATAACGATGGAGTAGGTGCGTTTGTCAGTGGATTTATAGAAGGCGCTTACGAATTTAACAATGGATCACGTGCGTTCCCTAACCCTGAAAACCCATTGAAAGACAATAAGGGCAACATCATGCCGGAGAACTATCCTAATGTAAAAACACAGTGTTATTATCGTTCAGGGGATAATGTTAAAGCCGGTAAATACAGGATATCTGAATACGTCGCTTCTAAAATGTATGATGATAAAATGACGGTAAGGCAAAGGCTTATCTATGAACGAAAGGCGATCAAAAGAGCAAAAACAGACATGGACGGTAAACTGTGTATTATTAAAAAAGAAGAAATGAAAGCGAACCTTAACGGAGAATCCCCAGATTTAATGGACGCTTTTATGATGAAAGAAATATTCTCGCTAATCAGAAGACCGAAAATCACAGACTTCGGTTGGTAAACTGACCTCCGTAATATTCAGGGCAGGTACTTTGTAACAAATTCATATACATTCAAAAATACTTTTCTTTCTCTTGTTTTATCCGGATAAAGTTTGTATCTTTACATCATCATAAACAAACAAAACTTAAAACTATGAAAAGCACATTATTCCACATCGCACATTCGATCAAAGCAAACTACGCAACCTTTGCAGAAGCCTTGAAAATGGCTTGGAAAACGATTAAACTTCGCATGCAAATGAAACGTGGCGTTGTTCACTTCGCATTCACTAAGGTTGATGGTACAATCCGTAAAGCAATCGGCACTTTGAAAGACGTGCCTGCGTCAAGTACTACTAAAGTGGCTAACTATTCTATTTTTATATATTGGGATGTTGAGGCTAACGCATACCGATCAAGTAGAATTTCAAACCTTATATTTTAACCATACCAAATCAAAAAAAAATGATTGACGTTTGTAAGATATATTACCCAAAAGCCACGCAAAGAGAAGACGGTAAAATTCGTCTGACTAAAGGAAGTGGATATCATAGTATAGATGTGGCAATGTCTCAAGTTTTAAGAAAATGCATAGATGTAGAATTGTAAAAGTTTATTTTAAATGGCGCAACTGAAATATATCATTCTAATACTAGCAAGTCTGTGTATTTTACATCTTCCACAAATCATAAGTACAGAATATCAGATCATTTTAACGATAAATTTGAAGGACAGCAAATTATAATAAACCTATGAAAAACCCTTCCGACTACATCAAAGATGAAATTTTAGAACTGAAAGGCTCAAGAACCAAGCTTAGGCTTATCCTTTGGGAACTGATGAAGCAAGCAAGAACAATCGATATTAAACAAGAACTTCAAAAACGGAAATAATGGTTAACGAACAATTAACAACAGAAGAACACTGGAAGCCAATAGAAGGATGGGAAGGAATATATGAAGTATCTAACTGGGGGAGAGTTAAAAGCCTTAAAAGAGAAGCTCATATTATTAGACAGGGTTATCCGCAGATTATATATGTAAAAGAAAAAATACTTAAACCAAGATATACAGGTGACAAATATTTGTGCGTTGGACTTTCTAGGGGTAAAGGGAAAACATTCACTGTTCACCCATTGGTTGCTAAAGCATTTTTAAAGAAGCCAATAACAATTGAAAAGCTTTGTGTTAATCACATAAACGGCATAAAGAGTGACAATTCAGTCAATAATTTAGAATGGGTAACACAAAAAGAAAACATTCAACACTCTGTAAGAACAGGGCTTAAAGTCATTTCTCAAAAATTTCTTAAGTCTATATCTGAAAGAAAAAGCAAGGCTACTTTAGATTTGGAAACTGGTATTTATTATGACTCCGTGAAACTAGCGGCTGAATCCGTTGGTTTGACAACTGGAACTGTGTATCAAAGAATATCTAAGAGTAAAAACAAAAGATTTATTTTAATATAAATAACATGGAAAAAGATTTTTTAAAAAATTTAGCAAAGGAGTTTTGCGAGGCAGAGGGAATTTTGATTAAAACACAAATAATTCACTATACAGACAAAGAGCCTGACGAACGTTGTTATCCTATAGACGGAATGGTAAAATTCGCTCAATCACTCATAGATACGGGGAAGTTTGTTGAAGCTGAAAAGTGGATAAAAGTAAATGATAGATTACCGAATGATCAACTTAAACATGTAGCTTATTCAGAAATTACAGCAAGGTATAAACTAGCATGGTACAACGACTACCATAAATGTTGGCTTTCCAATACTACAAAAGTGAGAAATATTACACACTGGATGCCTTTGCCGGCTGCACCCGGAGAATCAACCCTTTCAAGTGCCGGTAAGGAAGTGATGAAACCATACATAAGAGGTTGTAGGGACTGTGCAGATAGTGATGGAATGTGTGATACTTATCCTAATCAATACTGTG